GAAGATCGCAGTCGCCATTCGTCAGCCTCCGTCAACGCGGCGCAGAGCGCCACTTCATGAAGTCGTCCATCCACTCCGCGTGCGTGCGCTTTCGCAAGGGGCCTGCGAGCCGCTGCGTGTGCTCGTAGGGTCCGAGCAGTTCCGCGTCCGTACCTCCGACGGGCCGCGAGCGCACGAAACGATCGACCGTGATCTGCGGCGTCGTGTCGGGCAACGTCTGCGACGGCTCATCCATCGGAGTCACCGTCGGGACCGTTGCGCTCGTCGTAGGTGATCGTCTCGCCATTGTAGTCGCCACCGGGGAAGTTCGTGGGGTACGAGTGTACGCCGCCTTGCACGCCATCTACTACCACGTCGTCTTGGTAGAGTCCCACCACGCGTGCCTTGCGCGCATCCGCGAGCGCGGGGCGCGGCACTGCGAACGGCGCGATGGTCTTTACGTTCACGGTGCGGAGGAAGATGTTCTCGGGGAGGTAGCCCTCTTGCGGCGCAAGCTCGCCGCCCGAGATCGAGACCTCGGTCACGCCCTGCGAGAGCAACCAATCCTTGCCCCCGAGCATGATCATCTTCACGAAGTGGTAGAGGTAGAGGCACACGTCGGGGTGCTCCGCGTAGACGTAGCAGCCGTGCGTCGCCTCGAACATCGCGCCCACGAAGTCGGCGTACACCTCGTCGGACGAGTCGCCGAGCGTCTCTCCAAGGAAGTCGCCGACGACGCTCTGCGTCTCCGACTCTTCGGTGAGGATGATCGCGATCACGGGGAACGTCACCGACGAGCGCGGGTAGCCGATCACGATGCTCGGGGGCTGCCGCATGAAGTTCGCGATGTACTCCTCGGTCTCGCGCTCGGGCAGCGTGCAGTCGAACACGCTCTCGAAGTAGTAGCGGAGCAACGCTTCGTCTTTCGAGAGTCGCTCGACTTCGGAGCGAAGCAAGCGAAGCAGGATGCGCTCGACGTTGACGATCGCAGCGCGCGCCGAGTCCAAGCTCGGCACCGAGCGATCGATGCCGCTCCCGGTCGTGCCGCCGAGTTGTCGCTGACTGCGCTGCCTGCGAAGGAGATCGGTCATCGCGTGCTGCCCTTCGGGGCGAGCGTTCGCCCGAGAGTCTCTCGCACGACGCGCTCGATGTCACGCTGGGCCTTCGGGAAGAAGTTGCGCGCGCGGATGCCCGGATGAAGCCAGTGCTGCTTGGCACGACGCACGTTCGTCGAGATGCGGCGGAACGTCGTGTACTTCGACTGCGTGGCGCTCGCGTAGGTCTTCTCTTCGCGGATCATGCTCATGTAGATCGACGTGGCGTGCCACGGCTTCTGCTTGCTCGTGAGCAGCTTGCGCGCCGCGCCGCTCATCGACATCCCTGGATTGAGTCGTTGCCCGTACATGACGACGGAGCCGCCCTTGCCCTCGATCTTGCCGGGGCGCGAGAGCGTCGGTGCGAGCGTCTTCGCGACGGCGTGGATCGACTTCGGCATCTGCTTGCCGACGTTGCGTCCGCTCGTGCCCGGCGTGCCGTGTCGGAAGGGGACCGTATTGTACCGAGAGCCGTCCTGCGCGGTCTTCGCGTTCTTCGCGCCAGGCCCGAGCAGCGTCGTGCGGAGGTCCGTCTCGGGCCATCCGTTCTCGACCATGTTCGGCACCATGCCGTTCAGCACGATGCGCGCGACGTTGCCCTTGATCTCGACCTCGGTCACGCCCGCAACGTAGTCACGCGCGCTCGTCTTGAGCGCGCGCTGCGCCTCCGTGATGATGCGCGTGCGCGCGACGGACGCGAGCCCGCCGAGGAAGCGAGACGCCTCGCTCGGTCCTGGGTACGCAGCGAGGATCGCAGCCTTGAGCGGTGCGAGGTCTACGCGGAGCAGCGGCATCACTTCACCTGCGTCGTCGTCATCGACGGCAGAGGGGATGTGATGTCCGAGAGGTAGTCGAGCTTCACGAGTGCCTGCACGGGCAGCGCGAACGGTTGCTGCGACGGCACCTTCGTTTCGAGCGTCTCCATGCGCGTCGCGTGCGGATGAGACACGACGATGTACACGGGCGCGTACTCGTAGAGGACCGAGAGCCACGCGCCGTCGGGCACGAGGTCGTCGCCGCGCGAGAGCCACTCGATCCACCCATCCGCAGTGATGCGGAAGTGGTAGCCCTCTTCGAGCGGGAACACCGCGTCGGGGTTGTCGAGATCCACGCCCTCGGGGATCGCGCCTTCGGTGCAGCATTCGAGGTTCACGTTGCCCACCGACACAACGAGCTTCACGAGGCGCACGATGCGGTAGCGCACCGAGTCCGTGCGCGCGGGGAGGCGCGAGCGCGTGCCGCGTCGATCACCCTTCTTGAAGAGTTCGTTGTGCGTCATCACCGTGTCCTGCATCTCGATGCGATCACGGTAGCCCATCCGGTACTGCGGCTCGACGGTGACTTGCGACGTGCCTTCGACCCACGATCCGAACTTCTCGAAAATCTTCTCGTTGCGTTCGAGGTTGCTCATGATGCCGCGCACCATGAGCGGGTCGCTGTAGTAGAAGCCCGAGCCATCGCACGTCGTGCAGTTCACGCGCGTCTGCTCGGTCTCCGCGTTCATGCACGGGCAGATCACTGCCTTGCTCCACATGAGGTAGTAGCCGTGCTGCAAGATCACTCGCTGGAACTCGATCTGCCGGAACTGCGAGCGCGTCTTGCGTGTGCTCACTTCCTGACCCTGGCGCACGCTCACGCCCTTCGTGCTCGGCGCGTACGCGTCCGGTGCCGTGCTCGTCGCAGGGAGATCGAGCGAGCGCGCGAAGCCCGTGCCCGTGCTCTTCGGGACGAGCGGGGTCGGTCCTTTGATCCGCGGGCTCGTCATGCAACCGCCATGCGGATGCCCTTGTAGTAGCGGCGGAGCAGCGGGATCTGCGCCTTGATCTGCTTCGAGTACTGAATGATGCGCGCACCGTAGCCAGCGTTCGTCGCTGACGACGTGGTGCCGATCGATTGCGAGAGACCGTCGATCGAGAGCGACACGTTCGCGATGCCTGCGCCTGCGATCAAGTCACCGAAGATGTTGAACGGCCCGAGGCTCGCGGCCATGCCGATCAAGTCGAGGATGTTCGTGGGCACGCGGCACTCATCGAAGCCCGCGGTGTAGCGGATCTCGAACAGGTGCGGCAGTGACATGAGCCCGTTGTAGATCGCAGGCAGGTACGAGCCGCCTTGCCCGATGAGGATCTCCGAGAGCGTGCCCGCCGTCGGCACGATGCGAAGGTGCCCGTGCTCCTTGTCGATGCGCATCCACTCGGGCGGGAACGTGATGACGGTCTGCCCCGTGGGGTACTGCACGTTGAACTCCTCGACGGAGATCAGCGGGTAGTTGTCGAGTTGGATGAAGTTGTACGCCTGGTAATCGTTGCGGTTGTAGTCCTGCAAGTCGATGAACGACGTGGGCAGGATCTTGATGTCGAGTTCGTGCTCCAACCACTCGATCGCGGAGAGGATGTAGAACTGAAACGTCTGATCGGTGAGCAGCGCGCCCGCGTCATCGCGGAAGTCCACGCCGAAGAGGTAGCGCTGCTTCAACTGCGGCACAGTGAGAATGCACGAGGTCGCGATGCCGACACCTTCGATCGGATCGCTCGGCTCGCTCATGCCGCAGTCGGCCGGAGGTGGCGTCTGCGACGCGCGGCGCGTGTCCATGTAGCGCGTGCGGTAGAGGTACGCGGGTGCGCCTGCGCGATCGGTCCACGAGTAGTCGCGCTGATCGGCCTTGAGGATGGGCCTGTCGTTCGGGATCGTGACCTCGGCCCATGTGAGCCCGAGGTTCGTTGAGCGCTCTACGACGAGACGGTCGTAGCCGACACCGACGACCGTTGCGATGTCGTCGTCCGTGACCGTGATCTTGATGACCCGGCCGAGTGCCTTGCTCGTGAGCGTCTCGCCGTTCGACATGCGCCGATCCTAGCGCTCGCGCGCTTCGAGCGCTTCGACCCGCTGCGCGAGCGAGTCGAGTGACTGCATCCGCGCACCGAGCGCGTAGCTCGCGCCGATGATCGAGAGCACGACCGTCGCACTCGCTGCGACGATCGTCGCGACGAGCCAGTAGGCGACGCGCTCCATGCGCCCGATGCGTGACGCGAGTAGCAACGTGAGCACCTTCTGTTGGCGGATGGAGTTCTCGGGATTCGAGATCGGCTCCGACAACGCGTTCTTCACTTGCCCGGTGAGGTCGTCATCGAGATCGAGTGTCGCCACGCGCCCTCCTCACTTCTGCTTCGGGACGATGACCTTGCACGACGGGCAGTAGAGCGGCGCGTAGGGCGGCGTCCACATACCGGGCAGGTAGATGAGCGCGGTCGAGCAGCCGGGGCACTTCGATGGCTTCATGGTTCACCTCACGGGATGGGGCCGCCGAGCAGACCGGCGACGGCGGCGGCGATTCGATCGAGCGCGTCTCGGATGTTCGTCGGGTCGCCGTTCCAATCGCCGCTGTTCAAGGGCGTGTAGTTGACGAGTTGGGGGTAGACCGACGTGAAGGAGAACACCCCGCCGCCGCCGGTCCAGTTGGGGAGGAAGGTCGGAATGTCGCCAGAGTCGGGGTTCGAGCTTGCGTCGAAGATCATGACGAGGGCCGAGCCGGGGCCGCCACCGTCCGCCACGTCATTCGGGAGCCCGTTGAACCCCATCTGGACGAGCACGAGACTGTCGGTGTTCCCGGCCTGCACGAGAGGCGCGACGGCAGGCGGGAAGATGCCTGTGTTCTGCTGCGGCTGGAAGGCCGAGAGCACGATCGTGCGGAACGTGTCGTCGCCCTTGATGAGCCGACCCGTGTCGGTCGAGTGATCGACGCCGCAGCCGCCTGCGATCTGGAAGATCCACGGTGCGCTCGGTGGGAGTGCGGAGAAGTTGAGAACCGAGTCGCCGGGAGGCGGGGCGATCTTGAGCACGATTGCCCCTTCGCCGCCGATCGCCCCGGAGCCGATGCCGAACAGGTTGTCGAGCTTCACGCCCGGCGGGATGTCGAGCACGACCGATCCTGTCGAGCCGTAGAAGCTCGTCAGCACCCCGCCTCGCATGTCCCATCCGTTGGGTGGCATGCCGGTGGAGGGCACGACGAACGGCGTCCCCAGGTACGCGCACCTCACGCGGGGAGCCGCGCCGAGTTGGAGCGTGGCGAGCTTCGCCATGAGATCGATCCAGCCCTGCGTGCCGACGTAGCGCCCCTGCGCTTCATCCTGCGTGCCGAAGTCGGCGTGGATGAACTCGCCGACTCCCGTGCCACCGCCGCCTGCGTCCATGAGGCGCGCTGCGTCGGTCGGCGAGAGCGGTGCGCCGAGTCCGGTGATGCGGTTGCCGCGCATCGCGAACGGGCCGCTCATGGGCACGCTGCCGTCGTTGACGATCGCTTCGGCGTTGCCGGTGAGAAGTCGAGGATTCGTCATCGCGTCACCCTGCCTTCGGCACGCGCGAGCGCGGCGTGAGGAACATCGTGCCGGTTCCCGCGCTCATGATCGCGGCGAACTGATCGTTGTGCCCGCGCCTCACGTCGATCTCGATCGGCGGAGACGCGGCGACGAACGGCGTGCTGGGCACATCCGCAACCGCCACGACCGGTGTCGGGCCGTGCGGTCCCGCGCGAAGCCACGCCGTGTTCGCGCCGAGCCCCGTGAACTGCACGAGGTACTTCCCCGGCAAGAGCTTGGGCGTCGCTACACTCGCGCCAGCGAGCGCGAGCTTCTGCGCGGGGCCGAGGTCGTTCTGGTAGAAGTCGAGCAGGTCGTCGGGGATCGCGGCCACGGTTCACCTCACGAAGACTTGGGGCGCGGTCCCTTGCGGGCGCGCGATGAGACGACGGCAACGTCGTCGGCAGGGCTCGACTCGACCTCGGGGGCCGCAGGAACGTCCAGGACGGGCGGCAGCGGCTCGGGCGGCTCGTGGGAGGGCGGCAGCGTGTCCGCGGTTCCTACGGGCTCCACGGGCGGCGGAGAGGGTTCCACGAACGCGAGCACGCGCGGCGTGCGTTCGAGCGAGACGAAGTTCGCGAGCGAGCAGAGGAGCTTCGCCGCGTCCTCGGGCACGTCGAGGATGCCCTGCGCGTCGGGCGTGAAGACGCCGAGGCGTGTGTTGATCGGCGTGCTGGCGTAGGTCGTGTTCCTGATCCGCATTCGAGATCCTCCGAAACGAAACGGGCGAGCGAGCTAGGTGCCCGCTCGCCCGCATCGTAGCGCGATTCGAGCGCGCTGATCAGATCCCGAAGAAGTCGAACGTGCCGGGGAGGTTCCCCTTGCTCACGCTCGCCTTCGCCGCGGCACCCGAGACGGGCTTCGCGAGGATCAGGTCCGCGCTGCCGTTGGAGTTGACCTCGCTGATCTGCGCGGCGTACGGGCCCGCGCCATCCACCGCAGCCTCGGCTGCCGTGGGGAAGTAGCGCACGATGCGCCCGGTGCGGGTGCGCGAGCGCGAGGGCAGTGTCGGTGCGATGGAAGCCATCTCGATCTCCTTGCAGTGGGTCGCTGTGTAGCGACCCTCGCGGAGTGTCAGCGCTTGCGGGGGGTGGGCGCGTTCACTCCGCGAGGATCATCTCGTCGTCACGTCAGGGCAGCGAGCCCGCGGCGCGACCGACGTTCTTGAGCACGACGTTCTTCGCGGGCGTGTAGACCTTCACGCCGCCGTAGAGCACCTGCGCCCAGCGGATCGACGTGTCGATCGTCGCGAGCGGGATGCGCGTCATCGGAAGAAGCTGCGACCACGAGAACGACCGCTGGTTCTGCATGAGCGCGAACGCCTTCGAGGTGCCGGGGAGATCCGCGTTGAGGTCGGTGATGACCTGCGACGCGCCCGTGCGAGCGATCTTCGTGATGAGCTTCGCCGTGCCTGCCGCGCCACCGGGCGCGGTGCGATAGACCTCGTAGTACGAGGTGCCGGGGCCCGCGTCGGTGACGGTGAACGTCACGGCGTCACCCGCGACGACCGCGACCGCAGCGCTCGTCACCGGAGCGCTGCGCCCGTAGCGCGACGCTGCGACGACTTGGTAGATGTACGTGCCCGCGTCGCCCGCAGCGAACTGCGAGAGCGCGCTCGGTGCCGCCGCGGGAGCGACGCTGATCGTCGGCAGACCGGGGCGCTTCGACACGAGCCCCACACCCGCCACGACGGCGAGGCCGCCGGGCTGGATGAAGATCGAGTCGTGCAGGTTGATGCGCCCGTGCTGCCCCTGGAAGGCCGAGACGGTCGCGCCGAGCACGCCGGGCTGCGGCGCGATGCCGAAGCGCTGACGGTCGTAGACCTGCTTCGCGAGGTCGCCGAACGGACCCGTCGCCGAGTAGAAGTCGGTCGCGGTGCCGAAGTTGTCGCGGATGCGGAGCAGCACGTCGTTCATGAGATCCTCGGTGAGCGGCTGCCCACGGAGATCGATCTCGTTGTCGGGCGCACCCTGACGGATCAGCGTGTAGAGCCCGTCGAACTGCTCCGGCAAGATCGACGAGTCGCCGAAGAACAGCGCGTTCTCCAACTGTTGGAGGATGTACATCGTCTTGTTCATCGTCTCCATCGCGACCACGTTGCCGTGGGCGGGACGAATGACGCTCGCGACGTGGGTCACGCGACCCACGACGCCGAGGAACTTCATGAGCACCGTGACGCGCTGATAGGTGCTGTCCTGCTCGTCGGGGAGATCGCCTTCGCTCATCCACCCGAGATCGAACTGGCGCGCGCCGCCGTTCGAGTAGGAGAGCAGCCGGTTGTACTCCTCGACGGTGTTGAACGCGGGCACCTTCGGGATGCTCTTGAAGAGCTTGATCTCGTCCATCTCGAAGGTGAGGTTCTTGAGGGTCGCTTCGAGCGACTCGGTGCGCAGCGGGAAGCCCTGACCGGGCGACACGCCGGGGTCGTTCACGCTGTCGCCCGCGAAGAGTGCCTTGCGAAGCTCGGCGATCTCGTCGGGCGAGGACGTGCCCCAGCCTCCCTGGAAGTCGCGGTAGTGGGCCGCGCTGACGAAGCTGCTCATCATGTTCGTGTCTCCTCTTCTCGTGTTCTCGATCTGTTCGTCGCGCGCCGATCAGGCGAACGTCTTGGCCTTCTGCGCTTCGGCCGGATGCGTGGTGAGGAAGCGCTCGATCGTCGAGGCGTCCTCAGGGTTGATGATCCCACCGCCCTCGAAGGCGTAGATCACGTCGCCGATCGCGCGGCCGTTGATCTCCTTCATGCCCTTCTCGATGCGCATGTAGGAGAGCGTCGAGAGCATCTCGCTCTTCTTGAGCGTGCTGCCCGCGCCGCCGCCCAAGAGCGACTTCTGCATCGCCTGCGCGCCGGAGAGCGTGACCGCGCCACGCGCGGGCGCGGGCTGACGCTCGACGAGCCCGAGACGCTGCGAGAGCGCGTCGATGACGCGCGACTGCGACTTGAGCAGCGTGCCCATCTGGTACATCGCGCCTGCCATCGCAGCGTTGACCTCGCCCTGCTTCCGCTCGCTGCGGCGCATCGACTTGTTGAGCGAGTCGAGCGCATCGACGGTGCGTGCCGTGACCGCTTCGAGGAACGGCGACACATCCACCGTCTCGGCGATGTCGGAGTCGGCGGAGAAGTCGTCGGAGAACGACTTGCGCATGCCGCGCTTGCCGACCTGCGGCATCTCGTCCTCGTCGCCCTCGTCCTCGTCGCCCTCGTCCTCGTCCATGTCGTCGTCGGCCGCTCCCTTGAAGGGCGGCATCGGCGGGCCGCCCGCCTTGCCCTTCATCTTGCCGGTCGGCGACGGGCGCTCGTGGTCGAAGAAGTTGCCGCCGCTCTCGCCGTCGGCGCGGCCCATCATGCCGTTCTGCTTCATGAAGCCGAGCAGCGCGGACGCCTGCATCGCGTTGAGGCCGACCTCGCTCATCTTGCCGACGATCGCCTCGTCGGAGAGATCGACGCCCTTGCCCGCGTCGCTCGCCTCGGCGTAGCCGCCCGAGGTCTTGCCACGCTCGTCCGTGTGCCCGTAGGTGTCGATGTCCACGCCGCCCATCGCCTTGCGCATCGTGCCGTGCGCATCCGCTGCCTTGAGCAGTTCGTCGAGCGATGCCTGCATGGTATCGAGGGTCGTTGCCGCGTTGCTCATCTGATCTCTCCTTCGTCCTTCGTTCACGCTCGATAGCGGAAGTGGTAGTCGGTGATCGCGTCTGCCTGCTTCTGCGAGAGGCCAGGCGCGAGCACACGAAGTAGTGCACTCGCCTCACCTCGCGAGATCGGCTCGCCGCGCTCCGCCTTCTCGACCAGTCGAGATTCCATCTCCGAGAGCGGCGCACCGTTCTTCTTGCGACGCTTCTTCTTGAGCGGGTCCACGCTGCCCTGCGCGTCCGCTTCGACGCTGCGTCGCGCGATCACGCGACCTGCGCCGTCGCCCGTCACGGGCGTCGTGGGCACGGGCACCGCGGCACCAGCGGAGAGCGACTTCGCGAGCACGTGCAGTGCGGTGCTCGCGTTCACCGGGCAGCGGGTGATCGCGACCTCGCGCACGACTGCCTTGCGGATGGTGAGCGGGTTCGCAGCGTCGCGCGCAGCGACCGCGCCCTCGACGGAGAAGCCGAGACGACGGTCGGTCTTCTGCAACGCGTTCGCGAGCATCCAGATCGCGTCGGCGCGCGGCGAGCCCTTGAGCAAGTAGCCCTCGACGTACCAGCCCTTGCGCAGACCGAGTTGCCGGTACTGCGCGGTCGTGGGGTAGCCGACGAGCGCGTCGGTGCTCGGGTCGTGGTTGTCGTTGAACCATCCGCTCTTGAGGAACGGCGCGAAGTCGAGCCCGTCCTGCAAGATCACTTCGGCCTGTCGATCGAGATCATCGGTCGTGCAGATCCCACCGATGCGACGCTCGTGATCGGACCCATCCGACTTCGAGAAGACTTCGCAGTCAGTCTCGAAGCGGAAGTCGCCGCGTCGCGTGAGGATGTCCGTGCCGAGTTCCATCGTGGTGCCGAAACGCGAGAGGGGCGCGGACCTTCTCGGTCTCGCGCCCCTCGTGCCTTGCTAGGCGGGCCAGTGAGGGATGTTATGCGCGACGCACGCGTCCCGTGTCAAGCGCCGGGTCTGCGAGTCACGACGAGCTTAGGCGCATCCGCTTTGCGGAGCGTGATCGGAGCGCTGCTCGCGACGAGCGGCACGAGCACGCCGCGATGGCACTCGGGGCAGTTGATCTCTACGTCGCCCGCCTTGTGCAGCACGAGGATGGCCGTGCGCGCCTTCACGCGCGAGCCATCCTTGCTCGCGCGGAACAACTGCTTGCCGCAGTGCGGGCAGTCGAGAGGCGTCGTCATGATCAGGGGACGATCACGTCGAGCAGGCGCGCTTCGATCACGCAGCGTGATGGAAGCGGGACGCCGTGCGCGACGCACGCGCGGTAGACCGCACGCTTGAGGTCCGCGATCTCCTTCTCGGTGTGCTTCGGCGCGATGGTCGCGATGAAGCTCGGGTCACTCACGTAGTCGAGTGCCTTCGTCGCTGCCGATGCGTTCGGCAGATCCTTGAAGTAGCCGAGGTCGAGTCCCTTCTCGATGATCTCGTCGGTGAGCCCGTTGCCCATGAACGCGTAGAGAGCCTTCATCTCACGCCTCCCCCCGCCGACTCGCTCCGAAGAGGAACGTGTTCAGCGGCACCATGAAGCCCTTCTTGATCTTCTCGGGCGTGCCCTTCTTCGCTGCACGCGTAGCCGCGGCCTTCTTCGCCGCCTCCTTGCGCTTCTTCGCGAGCTTCTTCTTGTACGCCGCGTCCCACTTCACCTTCTGCGCGGCGAGCTTCGCCTTCTGCGCCTCGCGCTTCTCCATGTACTTCTCGAACGCGGCGATCTTCTTCTTCTTCCACTCGGAGAGCGGCGCGGGTTCGACCGGGGGACCGGGCGGCGGGATCGCAGGGCGCGCTGCCGCTGCGCGGATCTTCGGCGGCTTCGCCTTCACCGGAGTGGGGCTCGCCGTCGAAGAGAAGCACGCGAGCGACGACGCGCTCACTGCGAGGTGATCGTAGTTCGTGCGCGGGAGCAGACCCTTCTGAGTCACATCCATCATGTACTCGTACGGGGCCATCTTCGCGCGTCCCGAGGTCATCTGCGAAAGCTCCGCCTTCGCGGGAGCCTCGGGCACGATCTCGTCGGTGGGCACCATCATGGTCTTGCCCGTGACGGGATCCTTCTGCTTCTCCATGACGGGCATGTTCACGCTCGTCGTGAAGCGCTTCACGTCCACGAGGTACTTGCGCGAGCGCAGCAACATCCTCTCGAAGTCGGTGAGGTGCTTCTCGACGATCTCGTTCGTCACGTCGCTCGTCGTGATCTCCTCGGGCTTGAGAATGCGCTGCACCTCCTTGACGGTGCCGTCGTCCTGCGCGACTTGCTGCGGCGGGAGCGCGCGCCCGCGCTGCTTGAGTTCCGCCGTGATCAGCGGACGCAGTTCGCGGATCCGTTCGAGCGCGCGGTTCGCGAAGTACGCCTCCGCCGCAGCGATCGGGTTGTGAGATGCCGCGTTCTTCGAGTTCGTGAGCGCTTGCATCGCGTTGTTGCGCTCGGTGGGATCGAGCGAGTCCCACGCTTCCTGCACAAGAGGCATCGCAGCGTCGAGCCCGTCGTACTCCATGAAGCCCGCGCGCGATGCCGTGTCGTGCGTCAGTTCGCCGCGGTCCTTCATCGCCTGGATGGCCGCGTCCGTCATGCCGGTCGCCTTGAGCCGCTTCGCTGCGCCGTCGAGTTCGAGTTCGCGGATCTTCTTGTCGAGCTTGGCGAAGAGCGGGCGTGCTGCGTCGGGGATCGCAGCGTCGAGCATTCGTGCTGCGCGTGTGATGCGCTGCCACTCTTGCATCGGCGAGTGCAGCGAATCGTACATCCCGAGCTTGCTCGCGTTGCCCCAGTTCAGACCGACCTGCGCAGCGTCGCTCGCGACCATGAACTGGCACCTGTTGAACACGTCGATCTGCTTCTGCGTGAGCGGGGGCTTCTCGGTGAGGTGTCGCTCGAACACCTGCGTGAGCAGGTTCTCGTAGTGCTTCTTCTGATCGAGGTCGGTCGCGACGATCTGCTTCGCTTCGAGATCCTTGATCTGCTTCCGCTCGCCCGCAGTCATGCTCGATTCGTACACGTACATGAAGCGCTCTTCGCCATTGACGATGCGCTTCGTGACGCGGATGGGCGCTTCGAGCGCGCCCTTCGGACCCGAGCCCGCGAACATCTGCATGATGCGCGTGCGCTCCGTCGGGCTCCATCCCTCGACGAACGGAGCCTTGCCCGTCTTTTCATCGATCGAGGGAGGCTTGCCCACGCTGCCGGTGAGGCAGCGATGCACGAACATGCTCGTGTCCGTGTCGCGGCCCGTCGGGTCCTTCACCTTGCGGAAAATCTCCGAGTTGAGATCGCGATCACCGAGGTTCGCGCTCTTGCCGAAGTAGGTGACGAAGTACTTCCCGGTCTTGGGCTTGCGCGCCTTGTCCGCGTCGTTCGAGTAGCCGCGGTCTTCGTTCCCGAGCGCTTCGTTCACGTCCATGTAGCCCATCGCGCGCAGCTTCGACTCCATCGTGCGGCACGACGATCCGACGCGGTTGCCGAAGAGGATGAACTGTTGATCCTCGTGCCCGCCCGTCTTGGTTGAGGTGTTCTGCTTGATCCAGCGCTCCATCTCGTCGCACTTCGCGTTCTGCGTCGTGAGCACCGCGTCGAACATCGCGCGCTCGCGACGCCGGAAGGGCGAGCGCTGGATCGACGGGTCGTACTCCTTGCCGTTCAGCAAGAGAGGCTTGTAGCCCTTCTTCTTCTTCTCGCCGCTCTCGCCGCCCTCTTCCTCGACGGCGACGCCCGCAGCGATCTTCTTCTTCCGCGCCTCACGACGACGCAGCACCGCAGCGCGCTCCGCCTTCGCGCGCTTCATCGCTTCCTTCGGCGTGATGTGCCCATCGCCGCCCGCGACGATCTCCATCGCGTGATCTTCGAGCGTCTCTTCGACGCCGCCGACGATCAGCCCGCCGGTCGGCCCGTAGGCACTGTCGTCCTCGCTCGGTCCCGAGTCGTCCTCTTCGTCCTCCGACTCGTCCTCTTCGTCCTCTTCGACACCTGTGCCGAACTTCGTCGTGAAGTCCCAATCCTTCTCGTGGTAGTAGACGCCCTGCGCGCTGCGCTTGGGGTCGCGGATGAAGCGCAGCGACGACGGGATCGTGATCTTCTCGCCCTCGAACTCGATCTCGATCTCGTGGTGCTCGCCGCCGTCGTCCATCCAGCCGCGAGAGATCGCGCCCTCGGGACCGTACTCGACGTTCTCGACGGTGCCCCACTTCTTCCCGTTGACGTTGCCCTTGCTGATCTGATCGAGCAGCGCGCCGCTGACCTTCTTGCCCGCGAGCTTCTTCTCGTAGTCCACGCCGAGGATGTTCCCGATGTGGAACACGAACGCCTCGTACTCGCCGAGGTGAATGTTCCCCTTGCGCACGCTGGCCTTGTTCGGCCACTTGCCGTCGAAGCCACCATCCGCCACTGCCGCGGTGAGTCGCTTGAAGCTCGGGAGTTCGAGAACGTGCTTCGTCTCCTTGATCTCGACCTCGCCGGTCTTCTTGTTGACCTTACCCTCGTCGGTCTGGATCCACGTGACGAACTTCTCGTCGTTCGGCGGCTTGTAGCCGGGCGAGTTCGCGAACGCGCGAGCGATGTTCACCTTGCGGCGAGCCTTGTCACCGTCCTTGCCGCGGAAGACGCTCTTCTCGTCGAGCCCGAGCACTCCGAGTTGTTCGAGCTTCTCGACATCCGCACTGTTGAGCGCTGCCATCGCGAGTCGGTAGACGCGCTCTTGCACGCCGATCATGTGCGCGGGCTGGTTCTCGTCGAGCAGCACCGCAGGCATCGTCTTGCCCTTCACGTCTTCGCTGTTCGCGACGTGCAGGTACGCGGAGAGGATGCCGCCGAGTTCGTTCGCGCGGTTCGGGTTGAGGTCGGTGAGCGCCGCGCTCTTGCTGCCATTCGCGCGCAGCGCGGCGCTCTTCACGAGGAAGCGCTCCGCGAACTCTTCACGCGTACCGAGCGGGCTCTTGCCGTTCGAGAGCAGATCGAGGTAGCGCGGGAGGTCGTCGAGCTTGTTCGTGATCGGCGTACCCGTGAGGAGAAGCATCATCTCCATGTTCGGGTTCCACGAGTCGAGCACCTTCGAGCGCGCGCTCTCCTTCGCGAAGCCGTGCGCCTCGTCCACGATGATGCCGTCGAAGTCGCCGTGCTGGCGAAGGTCGCGCTCGTTCTTCTGGAAGTACTGCCACGGGATGATCACGATCTCCGTGTCCTTGTCGCGCTCGGGATCCCAGCCTCGCGGGTTCTCCGCGAGCCACGCCTTGCGCGCTGCCTCCGCGGCAGCCTCCGCCTCGGGGCCCTCACCCTTCGCGTCGGAAGGCCAACTGTCGGGGTTGTACGCTTGCTGCGAGTTCGGCAGCGACGGTGCACCGATCAGCGTGACGGGGCGATCGGTGTAGTACCGGACAGCGGCTTCCCACTGCGCTGCGGTGTTGAGCGGCACGACGACGGCGACGCGCTTCTTCGGTGCGCCCGCGATCGGAGTGCCATCCTCCTTCTTCGCGTTCTTGAACATCTGGATCGCCGCGATGGCACTCACCGTCTTGCCGGTGCCCATGAAGTGCGCGGCCATGCAGCGACCTTGCGCGCGTGCAGCGAAGCGCAGGAACTCTTCCTGGTGCGAGCCGAGCTTGAAGCGCTTGCCGTCGGGCGTGAACTCGCGCAGCCCCTTGAGCAGACCGCCCTCGTTCGAGTTCACGTTCACGCCACCATCGGGCGCGATCAGTTGCGTCGTCGCGATCACATCCGTACGCGACGCGCGCTCGACCGTGACCTTCTCGGCGCGTTGCTGGGCTTCGAGCAGACGGTTGACGTACTTGTCCATCACGAAGCCGCCGAACACGTCGCGGAGCAGGTTCACGTTCTTGAGATCGACCGTGATCATGCCCTTCGAGTCCATCCGCATCGCAGGCAGACGGTGCACCTCTTCCCACGAGATCGATCCGTCCGACGGGAGCTTCACGCGGATCGTCGCGCCGCGCAGCGTGCCGTCCGCGCCGATCCGCAGGTTGTCGGCGTAGAGCAAGAGGTGCGACTTGAGCGGATGCACGTTGCGTCGCGTGCGGCGGATGTTGTCCACGTCGATCGACGAGAGCGCTTGCTGCGCCTTCTCCTCGGAGATCGTCTGCCGCTTCGTGAAGCCGTGACCCTGCCCCTTGATCGGCGAGACGGTGAACATGCGCTTGCCCGTGGGCGTGCCGTCCTCGTCCTTCTCTTCGTCGATCTTCGAGATGATGCCGTAGATCAGGTGGCCGGTCTTGAGGTCGCGGTAGCGCGCGGGCCCGCCAACGTAGAAGTCGAGCTTGCGCGGCTTCACCTCGCGCACGCTCTCGATCTGGATCTTCCCCTCTGCGTCGAGCAGCGCGTCCGTGCGCGCCTGGTCGCCGTGCGAGAGACCGAGTTGTCGGTTCCAATACTCGCCCGCGAGCAGCGGGTTGCCGCCGCCGTCGAAGGTCATCTTCACGTGCGCGAAGGTCGGGTTCTCGGGGTCCGAGCCCTCACCCTGCACGGTGATCCACGTGCTCGTGCGCTCCTTCGCAGCCTTGCGCATGAGTTCCGCGAGGTCGCCCTCGTTGCGGATGCGCTGACCGCTCGGGTTGATCAGCGACGCGAGCATCGGGTCGGTGATCTGCCCGGCAGCGTAGCGGCCGTTCCGTTCGAGCAGCTTCTCGACGTTCGTGCCGCAGTCGCGAGCGAGCTTCACCGCATCGACGCTCGTGTACTTGATCGTCGGCCACTCCGAGGTGACGCGCTTCCGCTTGCCGTCCACCTCGGTGTAGCTGGTGCGCTTCTCTTGCGGCGTGAGCGTCCCATCCGCGTTGATCTTGTACTTGATCCACGCCTGTTCGAGCGACTTCACGCCGCGCTTCGTGAGCTTCGTGATCGTCTGCGGCACCGCGATGATCTGCCCCACCTCGAACGGCTCTTGCGAGTTCACCGGGATCACGGTGCGCGTGCCGTCGGGGTTCGGCATCTCGTAGAGCGTGCGCGTGAGCACGGGCGCGTCCTTGCCCGTCACGGGGTCCTTCCCGATCTTCGCTGCCCACTTCTTCGATGCGCGGTCCCACACGCGGCGCACGTGCGGCTGCACCTCCGCCTTCGCGACCTTCGTGAACTTGAACGTCGGCGTGATGCGCTCGAAGTCCTCCTTCGAGAGAGGATGTGGCGCGTACTTGTGCCGGTTGACGGCGGCGGGGTCGCCCTTGCCGCTCTTGAGCGTCTCGATCTCGTCACGAATGCCCGCGAGCCGCTCTTCGTACTCCGCGGGCGTCTCGTCGCCCTTCGCGCCCGCCTTCACGGCACGCTTGAGCTTCGACTCCGCGTTCGAGACGAGCTTCTCGCGCGGCGTCGAGCGCGCCTCACGCACGCGTGCGCGCTCTTCCTCGAACGTGCCCGTGCTCTGCCCGAGCGCGATGTATATCTGGTACGAGAGCTTGTCGGTCGCGTCGAACTTCCCATCCCAGCCTTCGACCTCGGGCTGCTTGTCGGAGAAGTCCTTGTCGTTCTGACGCAGGTAGAGCAACGCCTGCTCGTTCGTGAGCGGCGTGCCGTGCTCGTCGTAGATTTCCTTGAAGCCCTCTGCGGCCTTCCAGCGAAGCGCAGTCGCCGCATCGAACACGGGGAGCCCCGTCTCGGGATCGATCGTCTCGGGGATCGGAACCCAGCCCTTCTCTTGCTCCTTGTCGGCGGGGCCCATCCTCATGAAGATCGAACGGCCGTCCACCATGAGCGAGTAGAACTGATCCTTGTCGCTGTGGAACGCCTCCGCGTAGTTCGGCGGACCTCCCTCGTGACGACGACTCGCGGCGAGCAGCTTCGCAGCCTTCGTCGTCGGCTGCGCGTCCCACCACGCGAGAGCCTCATCGGGCGTGGCCTTGATCTCCTCGATCGACGGGCCGGGAATGACGTGCTCGCGCAGGAACGCGTAGCGCTTGGGGCACTGAATCGCGAGTTGCTTCGGATGCGAGATCAGGCACGCGATGCTCTCCGCCCAATCCTCGAAGGGGCCTGCACGCGGGTTGTCGGGAGGACCGTACGCGTAGTCGGACACGCGCACTGCTTCGACCTGTTCGAGTTCGAGCCAGTCCTTCCAGACCTTCTTCTGGTCGTCGTTGCCCTTGATGAACACGTCGTGCAGCGCGTGCGCTGCCTCGTGCCACACGACCTCTTCGGTCCACGTGAACGGGCTGCCGAAGCGGGGCCATCCCTTCGCTTCGATGAACGTCGTCTCCGCGCCCGGCCCGTCGAGCGAGCCGAACTCGCTCGACCCATCCGCGAGCAGGAAGATGGCACCCTTCTCGCGATCGTAGAAGCCCGCGGGGCGTCGCTTCGGCTTGCCGTCCTCATCATCGCCCGCGTACATCTGCATGATGTCGGGATCGCTGCGGTTCGCGATCACGACCTTCCTGAGCGAGTCGCCGAGCGCGAGGCGCATCGCGTCGGGGATCATCTGGAACGCGCGGTGTGCGCGCTGCAACGGGTAGCGCGGCGGGTCGTAGCCACCGCTCTTCTTCAACGCCGCTTCGCGCTCTTTCAGGATGAACGGCGCGTGGTAGCTCTTGAGGAACGACGCACGCACCTCGACGGGCACCTCTTCGACGCCGAGGATCGCGCGGAGCGTTTCCTCCGTGACCTCCGACGGCTTCACGCGGTTCTTCGCGAGGTGCTCGTAGAACTTGTGGATCGTCTCGATCGTGTAGTGCTCGGCTTCCTCACCGGTCGCTGCCTTCTCCGCGCGCTCGCGCGCCACGTCGTCGGCGTACCAGTAGCGGAAGAGCCGCTTGCCGTCCTTGAAGCCGATGAACTCGCGCTTCACGTACTTGTGCTGCGCGCGCGGGCCCACCTCGCCACGCGAGAAGCCCGGCGAGATCGCCTTCGAGAGAACCTCGGGCGCGATGCCGAGGCGACGCAACGGAACGACGAAGGCCATCTCAGTTCTCCACGGCGATGAGGGTGAAGGGCGGCGGCAGTCGGTGCACCGCAGCGAGGAAGTGCTCGGGCGTGCCGGGCTCGCGCGGCGTGAGGTGCTCGACGAACATCCCGTCCTTGAGAGTCCCATCGCGCGCGACGAGCGACGCGCCGAAGTGCGCGAAGAGCAGCGTGCGCTCGGCTGCGCTGAGAGGGATCTTCACGTTGCTGATCCCGATACCACCGTCGTCGCGACGACGAAGGTCGAACGCGTGCTCGGCGGAGCCACCGGCCATCTTCGCGACGTGGAACACGTGCTGCGCTGCCTGCTTGCGATTCATCCGAAGTCTCCGAGCGTGAGTCGCTCCAATGCCGCGCGCGCCTTCGTCGGCGCACTCGCGAACCCCTTGGGCGAGGTGAGCAGTAGCATGGTGCGCGGGTAGTGTAGCGCTTCACGGACCATCCCGGTCGTGACGCGCGAGCGTGCTTTGCGCAGCCCGAGTTCGCCCGTCGGAAGCTCCTCGGGGTCGCGCAGGTCGCGCAGCGAGCGCACGCGCGCCATGCGCGACTCGCCCGTGCGGATGTCCGTGATCGGCATGAGCGTCGTCGTGCGCTCGTAGCCGCGGTACTCGCCCTCGATCGCGACCGAGCGCGTCGCGAGCGCGCGCATCTCCGCCGTCTCGGGAGAGACCGCGCTCGCGATCTTCATGCGGATCTCGCTCTCGTCGATCTGCGCGACACGCGACGCTGCCGCATCCGTGTCTCGCGCGAGCGCGTGCTGCTTCTCGCGCGACGCTGCGTCGTGCTCATACTCCGCGCGCGCTCGAATGCGCTCCGCGATGCCGGAGAGACGGCGACGCTCGGTCGAGCGCCACTCCGCGATCTGCGTAGGCGTCACGTTCTGCGCTCGCGTACTCACGATCTCGGTCCACGTCGGGCCAGGTACCGCGCGCGGTTGCGGCGTGAGCTTCTCGGCAGCGCGACCGAAGATCAGCGACGCGTTCGTCACGTCGTCGTGGTCGGCGAGCTTCGAGCGCACGTGTGCGAGCCCGCGCTCGATCATCGTCTCCGCGATCTCTTGCGCCTGTCGCAGCGCGAGCGGCTTGCCGTTCGCGTGGATGGGCACGTCGCGCGCGATCTCCGCCGTCGTGCGCTCTTCGCCGTCGCCGCGCAGCCCGAGTCGCTGCGCGATCATCTCGCCCACGTCGGCGGAGTAGGTGATCTTCTTGCGACCCTCCGACGTGATCTGGAAGTCCTTCATCTCGTCGAGCACGCGCTGCGTCGAGCGGCGCACGAGCACGCGCTCGGCAGGGTCGAGACCTGCGCCCACCTCGACACCGGGGAACGCGAAGCCCTCTTCGAGATCGAAGATATCGGATGGGCTCGACGCGCCCGTGAGGAACGAGTCGTACAACTCGGCGAGTTCGCGCCTGCCTGGACGCGTCTCCGTGTCGCGCATCTTCTTGTCGTCGAGCTTCGTGAGCGCTTCGTCGAGCTTCGCGACCTTCTCCTTGTCGCTCTCGCTGACTGCGTGCCCCGCCTTCTTCGACGCTCGCATGCTCTCCATGAGGCGACGACGCTCGCGCTCGATCACCTCGCGTGCCTTCGCGTCCTTCTCTTCGTGCGCCGTGAGTCGGTAGCTCTCCATCGGCACGGGCGTGCTGCCCTCCGCCGCGTCGAGGTTCGGATGTACGTGCCGCTTGAGCAGCTTGAAGTACGGGAGCACCTCTTCGGGTGTCGGGTTCTCCTTGTCGAGCGCGTGCGACGCTTCCGCGCGCGCCGCGAGGTACTTCGAGAGGTTCCTCGCATGCGTGTCCGGTAGCTCAATGCCGCCCGCACGCTCGCGGGCACACGCGAGGCGGATGTAGTTCTGCACGTAGTGCGTCACGTGCGCCGCGAACGGCTTGTTCACTTGGTACTTCTCGATCGCGACGAGCAGTCCCTCGACGCCAGCCTGCGCGAGTTCGCGCTGCGTGACGTTCGTCGCACGCGCGCCGCGGTCGTTGCGCTCGTACACATCCTTCACGCCGTACGCGCGCTGATACTTCTTCACGCGGCTCTCGATCAGCCCCTTGAACTCGGAGACGAGCAACGTCTTGCCGTGGTCCGTCACTGCGAGCGTGACGACGGGCTTCTCCTTCTGCTCGGTGCCCGGTTCGAGGCGCGAGACTGCCTTCACAGGGTAGACGCCGTTCTCGATCGCGTAGAGCCCCGGCTGCTTCTCCTTGTCGGCTTGCGAGCCCTCGAACGACGGGCCCTTGCCCGTCGCTGCGCGCACCGTGCGCCCCGTCGTCGGATCCCAGCGCTCCTTCTCGGGCTTCGCGAGCGTCTTGTACTTGAGCGGATCGTGCTCGACCGCGTAGATGCGGTTGTGCTGCATGATCACCGCTTCGCCCGTCGCGAGGTCGCGCAGCAACGCGAAGCCGCGGTCCTCTTCGGGGTTCTCGATCTGGTAGAGCTTGTCGATGCGCCCGCCCGTCTTGACCGGAGCGAGGGAGTGCGGGTCCACGCCACCAGTGACCCACGCGCGGTGCTCGCCGCCCGCGTGCTCGCGCGGGTGCCAGTGCAGCGGGTCGTAGTCGAAGCGGCCTTCGCGGTAGTCCTCCTCGGAGAACTGCTCCTTCGACTTCCACTTCGTGTGATCGTGCGTCGGCTTGTGCTCGCCGCTCTCGCGCGTGCCGTAGTCGTACTCCCACTTGCCGCCGCGCCAGCGACGCCATCCTCCGTGCTTGCCTCCGGGGATCGGCTGCCATCCGCCGCTCTTCGGCATCGCGCTCTTGAGCAAGAGCGTGAGCCCGCCGAGTGGGATGCTCTTCTTCGTGATGACCTTCATCGCTGCGTCCTTCGTCGCGAGCACCTTCGTCGCGAACTCCGCGAACGGGATCGCGTTCATGCACCCGAAGAAGCGCGCGTCGTTGTAGTGCGCGAGGTACGCCTTCTTCGCGGACGCGGCGCTCTTGAAGCCGAGCATCACCTTCTGCTCATCGAACTTCTTGAAGTCGGGCTTCCTCATCTGGTCGATCACGTAGGCGTGCGTCGCGTCCTCGTGCGGACCGACGTACACGTCCACATGGTCGCCGTCACTGCCCATCGAGCCGCGGATGTAGCCGTAGTCGTGCAGCATCGTCGTCGAGCCCGACTCGCCGGAGTGCGGGTCGTGCCAGTGACGCTTCGCTCCCTTGCGCGTCTCGACGCTGATCGAGAGCCCGCCGAACACGCGCCGCTTGTGGAGCTTGCGTGCCTTGCCGACGAGCGGGATCACGAAGCGCTGCGACTTCGTGAGCCGCTTCGGGATCGCCGTTGGGATCTCCGCCTCGACCCACGCCTTGCCGTCCATCTCTTGCACGTCAGGCTCGGTCGCGTCCTCGTTGTGCTTGTTCATCTCGCGCACCTTGGCGACGAACTTCTGCGCGCGCTCGGGTGAATCGAACTCGACGTACACGCGCTGCGTGTTCTCGTGTCGCCCATCCTCGTGTGAGAGCAGCTTGCCCTCGTGCTCGTTCACGACCTTCTTCGCGTCGATCGGGATCTCCGTACGATCGAAGCCGTGCTCGCGATCGAGCGCATCGCGCAACGCCACGCCGTCTGGCGTCATCATCCCCCAATCGATCTTGTCGTAGCCGCCCACCTCTTCGGCGAGACGGTTCACGAGCGCGCGGCCAACACCTGCGCGCTTGCGCGACGACTCGACCATGCGGATGTGCGCGCGCCCTTGATAGATCGAGAAGTCGAGCTTGCCGCCGTCTGTGCGCACCGTGCCGTCGTCCTGCCCGTGATGCGAGTCGTGGATGTCCACGCTGATCTTCGGAGCGGCCTTCGACACGCGCGATGCGACGACCTCGCCCTTGTCGTTCGCCTCGAACTTCCACACGCCGCGCACGTGCTCGTGCGCGAGTCCCTCGCCTGCCTTCGTCTCGTAGTAGCCATCCGGCTTCTTCGTGAGCTTCGAGCGATCGACCTCGACGAGATACGTCGGCTTGCCCGACTTGCGCGGATCATCCTTCCCGTAGTTCGCGTAACTCTCTGCGTCGCGAGGATCCTCCGAGAACTGCGTGCCCTCGCTCGCGTGTGAGTACGCGCCCGTGCTGCGCACGCCTTCGCCGCGCCCGACGGTGTTCTCGTACTCCGCGTGCGTCATGCCTCGCCACGCGGAGTCCTTCTTCGCGAGCGTCGAGAGGTGCTCGTGAGCCTCTTCGCTCGTCGCGTTCCACCCGTTCGGGCGCACGACCATCCCGTGCAGCTTGTCGTGCTCGTGCCTCGACTCGATGAGCTTGCCCTTCTCGTCCACGCCGAGTGCTTCGCGCCACACCTCGCCACGCTGCCCGAGAGACAGCATCGAGGGAGCACCGGGGAACGGGCGCGGCGCTTCGATGATGCGCTTGGCCTTGGCTTCGCGCTCCTCGGGCGAGCGATCCTTGTACCGAGTGAAGATCGCCTTCCCCTCGTCGGTGTCGCGGAAGTGCACGCTCGCCTCGGCAGCGGCGCGCTTCGCGCTCTCTTCGTGAATCTTCGCGAGACGATCCCGCGATGCCTGCTTCTCGGCTTCGCGCTTCGCAGCACTCGCGTCGCGCTTCGCCTTCTTCTCGGCTGCATCCGCTGCTTCATCACGCGCAGCGTGCGCCTCGAAATGATCCTCGGGCGCACCGTGCGTGCCGTGCACGTAGTCCTTCACGGGCTTCCATCGCTTCGTGCCCTCGTGGAAGAACTCGATGTCGCTCGCAGGCACGTTCTCGCGCACGAAGCGCGAGCCGCTCACATCCTTGTCGCCGACTTCATCGCGCTGCGTCTCGCGAGGCTTCACGCGTAGCATCACCGCGACGTGCTTCTTCGCGTCGTCGTGCTGATCGAAGAGTTGATCCTCGACCTTGCCGTGCCACTGCTTCGCGGCGGCGAGGTTGTTCGAGAGGAACACCTTGCCCTGCGAGTGCTCCGCGTAGCCTCCGTGCTGGTAGAGCCCCGCGCCCTTGCGCGGCGTGAGCCCCTCTCGCTTGATCCGGCTCATCGCGTGTGCGGGCGCGGAGTGGAACAGGTGCGAGGTCTCGTCCTCGTGGTCGTCTCGCCACGCGATCGTGTGCTGCGGGTCCGCCCACAGACCGCCCTTCGGCCCGATGTAGGGTCCGCCCTTCACGAGCCGCGCGAGGTTGCGGATGTTGATCACGGGGACACCTCGTCGCATGCGAGCGCGACCGTCTGCACGTGGAACGCGACACGCGCTTCGAGCGGCTCGGTCTGCGCGGTCTCGATCGTCGCCGTGCGAGTGCATCCGATGCTGCGCGCGTAGCTCTCGGCGGAGTGCTCACGAGGGTCGTGCTCGACCTTCACGCTCAACAGCGACGCGAACGACGACGCCCATCCCTTCGACTGCTCGGAGCGCACGACGGACTGCCCGTCCACGACCGACGACGCTTCGTGCAAGTCGAGGAACACCTCGGGCCGGAACGCGCGGAGCGAGGCTGCCGCGTCTGTCACGATCGGGGGCGCACCCTGCGCACCCCACACCCGGTTGAGGTTCGTGCCACCTGGGGCACGCTCGCGCGTCTCCCAGGTGATCTTCGAGAGCAGCGGGCAGATCCAGAAGCGCGCTGCGGGCAGCGTACGGGCTCCTTCGAGCCACGAGAGCAGCGCGATCGGTCCTGCGCGCTCCTCGCCGTGCAGGCCCGCCAGAAGAGCCACGCGAGGCCCCTTCACGCTCTCGGGCGAGGTGAGAATGACCGCGCCGTTCGTGAGCCCCTGCATGCGCAGCCCGTGCTTCGCTGCCGCGCGTCCCAGGCGCGTCATGAACGCGCGGAAGTCGAGCGCGTCGATCTGCGCTTCGGGCGTGAGCCCTGCGAGGTCAGCGAGCCGGTCGCGCCGGAAGAGGTCGCGGTAGTCGCGATGGCAGAACGTGAACTGCCGCGGGCAGCGCTGCATGAGCGCGGCGCGCGAGTAGAGGTAGAGGCGCGAGACCTCCGCTGCGTTCTCGATCGGGCTCTTCTCCGCGTAGTCGGAGACGAAGCCTTCCTCCTTCGAGATCGCGAAGAGCTTGTCGTGCCACTTGCGAACTGCATCCACGCCACCGAAGCGGTGCATGAGGTGCACGTTGAGCGCGTGTCCGATCTCGTGCTCGACGATGCGCCGCAGCTTGTCCTTCGGCGTGCTCGCGAGCAGACGGATCTCGTTGCCGGTCCAATACGCGAAGTCGTGCGCTTCGAGGTGCGACTGCTCGCTCGGATGGTCGGTCGTGATCAGCGTGACGCCCGTCTGCCGCGTGAAGAGCGCGACGGGCGTGCGACGGATCACCTCTTCGATGATCGCGACCTTCTCGGGGTCGCCCACGCGCACGACGACGCCCTTCTCAGGCACCGAGTCGCCGAACGTCATCGCCTTGCGGAGATCCTCTGCGAGCGTCCACGACTTGCGCGTGCGCTGCGGCACGAGGTCGCCGTTCTTGTCGAAGCCCCATCCTGGCGGCACGTGCACGAGCGCGCACTCGCACCACGGGTGCGTCGGTCCCACGACTGCGCGCCACGCGCCTGCCTTGCGACCGACGTTCGTGCCGTTCGCTTCGAGGTCACGCAGCCGGAACACGCGCGGACGTGAGCCCGCGCCTTCGGTGAGGTGCAAGCGCACGCAGTGCTCGCACGCGCTCGGTGTCGGCACCTTCGCGACGAGTGCATCCTCGCCCTCGCGGTCACGCAGACGCGTCGCGTAGCCCTCTTGCACGGCGCGCTGCTTCTCGGTCGCTGCGATGCGATCGAAGTCGCGCGCCCAATCGCCCGACTTGTGCCCGAGGTCGCTCTTGATCTTGCGCCACGCGTTGCGACGCTCGATGCCCTCGCTCACCGTCTCGCTGATCATCGCGGCGTACTTGCGACGCAGCGTCTTGTCCGCTTCGATCGCTCGCGTCGTGAAGTCGTCGGCGACCTTGTTGCCGAGCCCGCGGATGTACGTCGCCGCGTGCTGCCGGGCATTCGAGCGCGCTGCCTCTTCGTGCGGCGTGAGCGGTGTCGGTCGCGCCTTGAGACGCTTCTTCATCGCGTCGAGCGTGACCTTCTCGACGCGCGCAGTGCCCGCAGCGACGACGGTGCGAAGCTCGGTGAGCAACATCCCGTACGAGAACGCGTCGTCGATGATCTTCGCGCTGCTCTTCGGCAAGATGCCCATGCGAATGAGCCGCTCGATCTCCATCTTCGTCGCGGTCTCTTCGCCGAGCATTCCGATCGCGAGCGCGGTGTGCCCGTCGCGAATGATCTGCGCGAGCGCGCGCACCTGCTCCGGCTTGAAGAGCGGACGCACGACGCGCGCCTTCGCGATCTCCAAGCCCGCGTGCTCTTCGACGTAGCGCTCCATCGCAGCGAGGATGTTCTCGAACTGCGCGCGGTACTGCTTCGCCGCGTCGTCCCATAGCTCCGCGAGCAGCCCGTGGTTGAGGAACGGGTTGCGCCCCGCGGGCTTCGCGCGCTCCGCCTTGAGCAGCCATCCCTCGCCGACGACGACCTGCGCGACGAGCAGCGGATCGACGCCTACGGGCACCTCGACGCGCACGCGCCCCAACGAGCGCGTCTCAGGCTCGTGTTCGCACCCGTCCTCGTGTGACGGCTCGTGCTCGTGCCTG